TTCCCCATAGGTTTGACCCATGAGCTGCATTATAAGCGCCTTTTCCTCGTTAGTCATATATTAAAGATCCTTAAGTAAGTCATCAATATCTTCATCAGTCGTTGTACTCTCGGCGGATGCTCCTGCAGCGACTGGTTCTGCAGCGACTGGTTCAGAAACCACATTAGTTGTAGATTGGGTATTGGTTTCTTCTACCTCATCACCAGTTTTGCAGTAATAATGCTCATTGAGCATAGCTTTAAGATCGTCAGAAGATTTAAGAGTAAACACTTCATCCAGCTTAAAGACCTTTTCGTATAGACCTTTTTGATCTTCTTCAGAAAGATTTAATTTACCAGCAGTAGTAAAGCGAGAAGAAACATAGGTCGGAAAACCTCCTTGATCTTCAACTTTAATTTTTAGGCTAGCGCCATCTGAGCCTAGATCAAAAATACGTGGGCCGAACTCTTCGGCATCTTCACCTTCAATAGCTTCAGTTACGATCTTATGTAACTGTTTACCATATCGGAGCATTTTTACTTTACCATTATTATCCGGATTAGTCGGGTCGTCAATAACATAGACATTTACTAACCATTTTTCTAAACGCTTAACTGCTCCCATTCTTTCTTTCTCTTCTTCGGACCCTGTTCTTAAGACACGGAATCGCTCTTCAGCAATTGGATCTCTTTCTCCAAAAGTTTGAGGACTGAGAGCCTGCACATACTGGCCGGTTGCGAACGACGTCCACCCGTGATTATAATAATGGAAAAACGTTTTAACAGGATCAGGGCTATAAGGTAAAAGTCTTACAGTATAAACATTACCAGGCCGGGTTGCCATGATTTCGTTATAGGTATTATTAGTTTTTTGACTATCGCTTACAAGAGCGTCTTTTATTGATTGAAACATTGATGAATTAAATGCACTCATATGTACTATAATAATGTCTCAAATCTATTATTCAACTGTTCTGCTATACTTTTTCCGCAGTTATAATAATTTCAAATTTTTATTATTATTAAGGAACTTAGTAACGTATTTTGATTTGGTAATTAGTGGATCAAAATCTATAAACACCTTAACCATTTCATAGTTGGTTTCAACTGTTAACAGCGTCTTAAAAAGATCTCTTAACCTCTTTTCTTTTAAAAGAAGAAGAAATATATTTTGATAGGATAGTTTTTTGCCTTTCAGAAGAGAGCAAAAAGTACAAAAACAGAGTAGTAAGTGCTCTGTTTCTTTATTTTGAATTGAATGAGACGGTCCTGGCTCTGGTCCTGTTTTTAACATGGTTTAAAAAGTTTAGTTAATTCTCCAAATTTTTCTGTTAGTGTACCACCAGCAGCTTTTACAGACCCACCACCGTTACATAAATTCTTAGCTAGTATACTTACATCAGCTGAAGATTGCTTACTTCGTCTAAATGAAACTAGTTTAGCTTTTTTATTAACTACAATTCCTATATCTGCTTTATACTTATTTATAAAATAGTGTATCACCTCATTAATTGAAAAATTTGCAAAGGTGGCTATTACTTTATAATCTTTTATTTTACCTTCAAAAAGCTCTGCGCTTTTAATTTGTTCTTTAAACTTTCTTAAATAAAGTTTAATACTATTCTTTTCGAAAACAGAATACTCTCTTATACCAGTTTCAAACGCATCAACAAATGTATTCACTTTTGGTCTGTTATAGGTATTAAAAATAGCATTTAACTCTAACGGTATTTTGCTTTTCATATTATATGAATCATACTGATCAATATACTCAATAAGTTTTAATTGATTAGGTGTAAGGTGTGTTAGCCTATCTTTAAACTTCTTGTATAGCAGATCAATACATGATGTATGGGGCTCTATAATAGCTTTAGCTGTTTTATAATAGTCTATTAAACCAGCATGACACGCGTGATGGTCAATTACAACAAATTTCTCCCTATCAACATAAGGGATGATGTCTTTAGTTAAAGCCATGTCTAATACAAAAATTCGATCATAATGATCGAATGTTTCTTCTCGGCTCATAATATTAGACGAGAGAGCCGATTCAGCAGTTTCAACAATTACAATATTTGCATGCCGAAAATACCATTTAAGTAGTAATGCTGACCCAGCCCCGTCTAAATCATTATCCGTATAAACTAGGATATTCACTGTGTCTATTTAGTTCCTTTTAAGAATTTGCAAGAGCAGCTAAAGCGTTCAGAGTTTCATTATCATCATCTTCTAGCTCCACGTCATCAGCTTCTTCAATGGATAGAGTAGAATAATCTATCCTCATTGCTTGGGTTGTACCCCGAGGTCCATAACGATTTTTCATCATACCTAAGCGAATAATACCTAGGCCGCGGTCCTCTTCGTTTTGATAAATTGATAAAATTACATCTGCGGTGGCGGCTAGACCTATAGATTCAGAAATGGTCGCCAAGTCAGGGTTATCTTGATCAAACCCAGCTCTATTTAACTGAGTGGCTGATATAATAGGACATTCAAATAGGTAGCTCATCGCGCGAACCTGCTCAGTTACGTGTTTAATTCGCTCGTAGGAATTATTACCAACACTTGAATGCATTAAGTTGAGATAATCTAAAACAATAGCATCGAGCTTGATACCGTTTTCAGTAAACTTTTTTATAAACGCTTTAAGTTGATTAGGTGTAACGGTCGAAGGAGGGAATTCTTTGATAAAAATTTGACCTGCTTCTTCACTAATAGCTTGCTTGATAGAGCCGGTGTTAGTTTTCATCTCTTTCATTGGTACTTTAGAGATATTAGCACATATACGTCTTGCGTAAAGAAGTTCTGACATTTCAAAAGTAACTAGCAGGACATTCTTACCTTTTGCAGCTATGTTTTTTGCCACATTGCCTAAGAATATTGATTTACCTATATTTGTTTCTCCAGCAAATACATATAAGGATTTACCTGCTTCTAAGAATCCTCCGTCCAGGTTACTGTCTAACCATTCCCAATCACTTGGTATATGAGCTTCAACAGAATTAAGATCATCAATAAGTAGATCGATATCTGTGTGAAGATCGAACCCAAGATCAGTAACTAAATTGATATTACAAGATTTTTCAAATTTATCTAAAACTACAGACGTATCAACTTTACCTTTCGACACGTCTTCAGCTACATCGAGCATGGTATGATATACCGCTTTCTCTTTTAGGAACTGTTCAGTATTATCATACAACTCGTCCTGATCAAGGTTTTTATCGATATCCGAAAATGAAGTAACTAGCCCTCTAAATGATTCTTTTTGATCGTCTGTAACTAAATGAGACTTTAGTTCAGTAGTAGTAGGGAGCTTGTTTCTCTTCTCACTAAAGTCCTTAATAATAGCGAATACGTCTGCAATAGCTTTATTTTTAAAGTATTGAGGCTTTATAAAATCAGCTACACTAGCTAAGTACCCACTATCGGTAAGAGATTTGTAAATTAGAATATTTTCGAAATAATCTAAATCTAGTTTGCTCACAATGGTAGTATAATTACGTCTTCCACTTATTCAAGAACCATTTTTCGCCCTGTTTGAACTCATCAGTAAATTCTGTTAAGCCTGGCGAAGCATGAGTAACGTATATATCTGAAACACCGTTTTTAAATCCTGCTTTATGAGAGGCTAACGTGTAGTCTATATCATAAAAATGCCATTTCGAGGGGCAATCTTCGTCAAATCTAACTTTTTTAAATACTTCTCTTTTTATTGCTAAGAAAACACCATCAAGTAGGACTGCTCTATGTGGATACGGTCCAAAACTAGTCATGGCTTTTTTATTTCCGTGTAGATGTGCGACTGCTCCGTGTAGATTGTTGCCGTTAACCCCACCACCCATTAAATGCCACAAGGCTGGTTGTTGTAGCTTTACTTCAGTTGTACCGGCGACACCTAATACGTCATATTTCTCAAAATTCTCGAGCATTTTTTCATGGGAGAAGTTTTCTAAGATAATATCGTCGTGAACTAATACAATATACTGTACGTTTTCCTTAATAGCAAAGTCTATTGCTTTATTATAAATTTTTTGAAGGGAGCTTTTATTGTGTTCTTTAAAAAATATTTCATCCCGGTATTTAGAACTTTGAAATAGAAGTGTATCCTCTTTCTTACCTTTTGTCGTTGAAAATATAAAAAGATCGCTCATAGAAACAGGAAAGGTGAAGTATGTTTAAATACACCAACCTTATTAAACCGGTTAGTGCTTTTTTTAAGTCTAAATATTACCCCCTCCGGTACTTCTTTATAATTATTACCGCCTATAGTTGAAAAACAACCATCATTATTGTAATGTAGAGCTGATCCAACTCTTGCTAGATATAATTCATTAGTGTCACAATCTAAAATAGATAAAGCGAAGGATCCTTTTAGTAGCTCTAACGCTTTTTTAATGTATTTTATGGGGTTAAGTTTTTTTGACCTATCCTTTTCCATAAAATGTTGAATTAAATTTACTATGAGAGCAGAATCCACTGGGTTTAAGATGTATGGAAGGTGCTTTTTTCTTATCTCTTCTTCATTAGTTATAACACCATTATGAAACACCATCCAAGATATCGTTTCAAATGGATGTGATGTATCATAATGCCACTTTCTTTGTGCAGATGTGGGAGCTTGTACGTGTCCCATGTAGTAACAGGCTTTTTTATCCAAGCGGGTTTTATCAAAATTGATATTACCCTCTTTTTTCATTACTGACTGTTCATATTCTTTTAACTGAACTATACTACTTGCAAAATTACCTCGTTGTTTATTTGCTTCGTATAGAATCTCAATCATCGTTCTATCAAATGAC